ATGGAACCAGGTAATGTTTCGGCCATCATCTCGGCGGCGGCTGCAATCAGCGGAGTTGTACTTGGTAACGTCCTTTCAGCGTTCAAGGAGGCCTTGGCTAAACGTGCTAAAGAAAGCCAAGAAACCAGCTACCTAGGGGTCATCGTGGTCTCTCATTTAGATCGGTTCGCCACCGGTTGTTTGGATGTCGCATTAGACGATGGCAGTGAGTACGGCCGTCCCGCTGGTGAACGAGGTGAATATGTGCCTGTTGCGACTCCACCCGAATTTCTGCCGCTCTCTATTAGCGTTGATTGGAGGCTGCTACCCAAAAATTTGATGTATTCAATCCTTCGACTCCCCGATAAGCAGGATCAACTTGAGGGCAGCCTTGCGGCTATACAGGAATTCAATTACGACCCGCCTGATCACGGTGAATTCTTCTGGGCGCGTCAGCGAGGGTATGCTGTGCTAGGCCTCCAAGCGTCGAAATTGGCGCTAGAACTTCGTAAACATGCTGTGTTGCCTGTCGAAGAGTCCGACCCAGGCGATTGGAACCGAGATAAAAAACTGGAAGAGGTCATAGCTGATATTGACGGGAGACGGAAGGCATACGAGAGCCGTCAGTCGAAAGGTATTTCCGTCTAGCTCGGGTTGCATCGTGACTTGGAGCGAATGCCAGTGTGCCCCAGCCCGCCATAAAAATTGCTGGGGCCTATTTCATCGCAGTTACAGTTTCAACGCTAATTGGAGCATTCCGACGACATCTGGCCCATCCTCATTTATCCACATCCCATAGTGCTGCCGGATCATATTCCCATTGGTGTGCCCCATCTGTTCGGCAATCCAGTCAATCGAAGCCACGCCCGTGGTCAGCAACTGGCTGGCATAGGTATGTCGACACTGGCCTGGCCCACGATAACGAACCCCAGCCGCATTCAAATGAGCTTTAAAAAAACGATCCCGCACAACAAAGTCGCTGACATGCGGCAGACCGCTTTTGGTATTCAGGAACACGAAGTGCAACTTATGCTGTCGCACTGTCTTATTGTCCCGCTCGACGATATCGACCGTCTGCGCTTTCTTGACAGGATTCATTGCATCGATCTTGCGTAGCGCATCCCATGCTGGCTCCAGAAGCCGCACCTTTCGAGTCGAGCGCCGGGTTTTCGTTACTCGATAAGCTCCACGTACCTTGGAGCGGCGAAACGTTACCGTCCCATGCTGTAAATCGACGTCCTCCCAAGCCAACGCAATCGTTTCCGATACCCGCGGCCCCGCCCAAATCATGAACTGAATCATCAACAGTTCTTGCACGCGATGCGTCGACGTCTCAAGGATCTGCTTGATCTCCGCCCTGGTGAACGGGTCTGGTGCTTCAGGATCCGGCAAGCGCACAAACAGCCCCTCAGTCGGATCATGTGCAACCTTCTTGCGAGTCCGGTAAAGCCTAAAGACCTGCCGCACATTGCTTATGATGTCCCGAATGGTTTTGTTCTTCAGTCGCTTTGACAGCGTGTCCTGCACCCACTCCTGTAAGTCCAGGTGATCGATCTGGTCGATCTGAACCTTGCCCCAGCGTGGCCGGACATGCACCTCGGCTTTATTGGCATAGCCCCGATAGGAAGTGGCGGCAACGCTGTTGCTCTTGATCTTCAGCCATAGATCAAGGTAGTGGCCGAACGTGTTCTCGACCAGGCTGGCTGAGTTGGGAAAGTGTCGGCTGTAGTTGAAGGTGCCGGCCTCTATCTCGTATTGAATGATATTGACCAGACGCTGTGCCTGCTCCCGGTTCGCCGCTGTGTTTCCCCCCGGTATGAGTTCTCGACACCGCTTCCCATTGAAACGAAAATAGACTCGTATGGAATTGCCTCGAGCCTCCACTCCTTGTGTCATGTGCTTCCCCTCTTGCAACGTATTGAGGAAGGGCCCGTTGATGGGCCTTTCCGTATTGCGTTTGTTTTCGGGCTCCGTGTTAAAGATCACTCTTGGCGAAGTAACCACCAAACGCTGGCGCTCTTCTTAGGTCCGGGGGTGACACCGGATCGCGCTTCTTCGGCCCGACGTCGCTCGTTAATGGCCTGCCGGGCCTTACTGCACTTGTAATGATTGCCGTGGGCGCGGTATTTCCCGCATTGGTCGCAGAACCCCGTCAGGTCGAGATTCCAAGGAAAGGATTTGCCATTGTTCATCGCGCCAACTCCTTGAAACCGACGCCTCGGGAGTCATGAAATACAGCGATACCGCGCGCCGTAGTTCGGGTGACATAGGAAAGGTCATCATCGGGTTTCAGCGCGTTCGTGCTAGTCTCCCCGGCGCTGCTGCTTGGGTTCCGTGCTTGCATGGTGCTGCTCCTTAGTGGTGGTCGGTGTCGGGGAGTTGGCGCTCCTCGACACCATCTTTCAGGCCTTGGCCTGGTCTTGCGTGATGATTGCTACAACTTCGTTCCGGTCTTCATGCCCATCGATTCCGCAACTCCTCCCAAATCGCATCACCATTCTCGAAGTACCGATGCACCTCTCGTTCGGTCGTGTTATCGAGCCGCAAGACGGTGATGCAGTCATCGAAAAGAGCCGCATCGAGCCGACGCAATTCGGTCATGTCGAAGGGGTAGTCCTGGCCGTTGTAAAGCCCGAGCAAGAAGCGGCCTATGACGCCACTCTGTCCCGAATGACCTTGAGCGACCGGCACCAATCGGTGTAGCGCCTCAATGCCCGTCAGGCGAATAGTAGGAAGGGCTCTCTCGTATCGAAAAATTTCGTCAAACGCTTCTATGATTCGATCTGGTGACATGGTGTTGCTCCTTTGATGTTGTCCAGGCGTTGCCCGCCTGGTGGTGGTTACAAGCGGTGTTGCTTAGGCGTTCTGGAAGGTCCAGCAACGCACGGTGGTGGATTTCCTAGCCATCGCGTTATTGGCTGCCTGGGCCGCTCGGACGGCGCTGTAAGTGGCCTTGTTCACCTCAAGCAGCTTGCGGCTGCGGCTATTGACCAACAGCGTGCGCAGGGTCTTGAGATCTGCGAGGTTCTGTCGGTGATCGCTGGCTTTTTCGGCGAAGTCGTTGAGGTTGATGGCGATGAGTTTCGGGTCGACGCTGTGATTGACCTGCGGTCCTTCGCCGAGGCTCTCCAGGTACTCGTAAACGTCCCAAAATTCGGCAACCAAAGGATGGTCAGCGCTGATCGCCGCCTGGCGTTCCAGAGCCATGCTGGTGAGGGCTTGATGGGTAGTGACACGCTGGTTTTCATCCAGCGGACAGATCAAACAAAGGCAGTCCACTAGCGCCATGATCTGGCTATGGTTCTTGATGATCCGCTCCACACGGATCTCCTTGAGCTGGCGCAGATGCTGTTCATGCACCGCCACGCGCTCGGCAAACTTCGCCATGACCTGGGCTTCAGCCCGCACAGCCATCAACAGGAAATGGCTGAGCTGTTCCACCGGGATCAAGTTCAGGTTATCCGCGGCGGCACGGCTCTCTGTGGTCACCGCAGGGCGAGCAAAGTGAGTTTTGATAATCCGGGTCAGGATCGCCTCCGACGCGCAGACGTCGGCGTTCTGGCTGATGGCGACGACACCCCGAAACGGTGGCTCGTAGGTTTCGTTACCGCTGGTTTTCATCCCCCGAGTGCCGAGGGTGCCGCCGCCAAAGAAGTCCTTGAGCTCGTCCCAGTCAAAGCCCTTGGCATGCGCCTTGTCCGGCTCGTTGCGATCGCCCTCGATCAACACCACCGGCATATTGGAAACTTGACCCATGGCCCGTTGGCGGCCGGCACGAGTTGATTTCGACGGGTCGAAGCCTTCGTGTTCTCGACCCAGGAGCTTCCAAAGAAAAGTCAGCAGCGTCGTTTTGCCGGCGCCGGCCTCGCCCGTGACTTCCAGAAAGGGAAACGATTTGTACTGTGCGCGAATCTGCTCGGCGAACAACGAGCCAAACCAGAACGCCAGCGACACGATTCCCTTGGCGCCAAAACATGTCCAAAGCATGGGCAGCCAGTCGTTGCGGTACTGCTTGGCGTCACGCTGGATGTGCATCGCGATCGACTTCTGCAGCGTCTTGAGTCGCAGCTTGTCGAACTCAAAAAAGTCTTCTTTGTTGACCTGGCTGACGATGCCATTGCGCACGGCAATGTCGCCGAACACATAGGCCCCATGCTCCTTGCTGTAGCCCACATAATCGATGGTCTCTACAGTTTTCAGTCCATAGAGTTGGTCCTTCATGATCTTGTCGAGCTGCTGCCCGCTGCCTGTGAACACCGCGCCGGCAGCCATGCTGAGCAAGCGCTTCTTGAATTCGCTGGCGGCGGCGACCTGACCGCCCGTGAAGGTGTTTTTTACGCTGCCGCCGTCGTGCGGAAAGTCCACACGGAAGTAATACCAGGACTCGTCAGTTACCTCGTTGCGCTGGAAGTACAGCGCCTGGGGGTAGCAGTTGGCGATTTCGACAACACCACCACATTGGCGCAGTGCCTTGTCACGACGTTGTTTATCGTTAAGCAACTGGTCTTCGTGGCGCTCCGAAGACTCCAACGCCTGCATGGCCTTGTTGAACTTCTCCAGGTCCATCTTGAACCAGTACAGCCGGCTCTCGAACTCGAAGTGAAACTCAAAGCGCTCGCGCCATTCGTACATCAGCACGCCTTTCTCGGTCGCGCTTTCGGCGATCAGAAGCGAGCCGTGATAGCGGGCGGTAATCAAGTCTCTTTTAATTTGCTCGGTGCGCTGGGGTTCGTCATCTATAAAGGCCCAGCGCTGATGCAGGTCATTCCAATCAACCTTGCGGCTGTCAGGTTGAGGGATCTGCGCAGCTTCGCATTCATAGCCCAGGACGCGGGCCTGTCGCACCCACTGTCTGGTGTATTTATGTGCACCGGGTTCGTTGTCCAGCGCCCAGACCAACTTGGGCAACTTGCTGCCGCGCAGTCGTGCCAGCGCTCTCAACGACTCTTCGGGAAACGCGTTGGATGACATGGACGACACTGCTGCAATGCCGTTATGCGCCAGAGCGATAGCGTCGAAGATCCCCTCGACAATCCACAGCTCGGCGACGTCCAGCAACTCGACGCAAGGCGGACACCACCAAACGCCGCGAGGACTATCGCCAGGCTTGAACCGGGCTTTCATCTTGCCGAAGCGGTGCGGACGATCAATCAGCCGCTCCCAATATCCCCCTTTGTCCAGGGCGAAGCGGACCGTAGTGCTGCCTTCGTTCAGCTCTCGGCAATAGTAGGACTCTTGGCTAAACCAGCCCTGAATCAGCTCAAGCCGAAACCCACGGGCAAACTCCAGATAGGCTCGAGCTGTTGCGGTGGGATATTGATCGCAAGAGGGCGCTCGCCGGCTCCAGTCATCGAACAGATCCTCATACAATTCCTTAACGTGCCAGCGCTTCGCACATTTGCTTTCGCGTCCGCAAATGATCAGCCACGGTTTTGAAACCCGGGTATAAAGCTCTTTTTGTCCACAAGCTGGGCACTTGCCGCCGCGCCAATAGACGTCGCTGTGCCGCGCCTTGAATCCGTAATCGTCCTTGAGCCGTTGAAGCACTTCAGCCCGTAGCGTTTCTGACTGTTCCATGTCGCACCAACTGATGGGCAATACAAGCCCAGCCCTACGGTCGAGTAGGGTTGAGTCATTGATTAAGGGTTAGAGCGAAGTAGGGTGGTCGAGGCCGGACGCCGCGTGATGCTCAGTCCAGGCTAACTGCACCAGTTTCATTGCAACGCCGGACGGCACCTCAAGTGCAACGATCAGATGGCGGATACAGTTTTTGAACAACTGATCGCCATCGGCAAGATGTTCTGCTTGGTGGCGAGCCAGATAGGCAAGGGCGGCCTGTTGCATGCTGCTGCGGTAATCAAGCGAAATAGGCTGGGTATCGTTCATTCAGTCCGCTCCATCCTTGAGTGGGGTAATAGTTCGAGTTGAGCGACATTCGTTGTCATCGCCTCACGACGTAGCGCGACATCAGCCAAAGGTAACTTGACCGACGGGTTGGCCATCCCGCTGGGGCTCATCTCGTGTGTCATTTCAAACTCGGCGCGAACAGACCAACCGCAAGCCTCGTTAGTGCATTGCAAGTAAGCAATGCGAAGAAAAATATGCGTGCCCTCACTGGTGCGGATGCGCATCCGTGATTGGCAATGGGGGCAGACCAATTTGTAAGTGCTCACGGCGGCGTCCTTGCGCGAGGGCTGATGGAATGATGATTGCCGGGACAGTGCCGACCTTGATACCCAATAACACCGCAGCCCGATGGGCTTCGCCGCGGCGTCCTTTCTTCCGACCATTCAGTAGGTCGCTGACCAGGTTGCTGTTCAGCGCGTTCTGACGAGAGAACTCCGCAATGCTGATACCTTTTCGATCAAGCACCGCTCGGGCTTGCTCGGGTGTGAGAGGGGCGGGCATAGTGTCCATTCGTGGGCATCCGTGTTGATTTGGTGCAATTATGCCCAAAGATTTGTGCCTGTAAAGGGTGAAAGTTTGAAAAGTTGTGCATCTGAAAATGACATGGACGTTGGCGTGGGTGAACGCTTGCGTGAAGAACGGACGCGGCTTGGGCTCAACCAGGAGGCCTTCGCGCAACTGGGTGGCATCACCCGTAATACCCAGGGCAGCTATGAAAAAGGCGAGCGAAACCCTGACTCCGTCTACCTTACGGCGGTGCTTAAGGCTGGTGTCGATGTGCCGTATGTTTTGACGGGAAGGCGGATGCAACCTGCGCTCGAAGGCTTGAACGAGGCCGAAGAAGCGCTGCTGCAGCAGTTCAGGACGCTGTCTGACTATGACCAAAAAGCTGTGCATCGCATCATCAGTGCGATGGCTGTAGCTCCCGGCCTTTCCCGTCCCGAGAAATAACTAGTCGTATTTAAACGATTCGTTACGACGATTTTCAGTTTCGATTTCCCACATGCCTAAGTAACGTTGCGCACGCAATGCACTTAATGGAGTAGTGGGCATGTTGGATCAGGATGACAAAAAGAACACTCGCTTGGATATGAGCGAACGCGAAAATTCTGAGCTGACACAAGATGAGCGGAAAATTCTTACATGGTATAGGGAAATGTCTGAAGTTGATCGAGGTTATATCCGGCACGTTGCGCGGCTGTTAGCATCTGCGCTCTTGTGTGTGGAGTCATAGAGGTTTGATTAAATAATTTATTTAGATTAAATACATGTCAGCGAAAAGAAGCCCGGTTAGACGCCGGGTTTCTAGTGTGATCCAACATTAGCGTAATGTTCGCCGTTATCTGATAGGACACGGCGTATGGGTTCTCATTGTCGGTAAGGGCAATGCACGAAAACGTAGGACGGTTACAAATGATGATAAAGGCAGGAGGAGACTGCCTCGCCGGCCGGAACGGAGACCTTAGTGACCGCCTATTTTCCGCGACTGACCATTGGGGGTCAGACCTACGATTTCGCTCATCTTGAGCCGTTTACATTCACAGTACAGAGCGATTTGGTGGGGCGAAAGCTGAGCGTGCACGTCACCTTTTCGAGTCATTGCTTCAGTCGGGGTTATGACGAGGCCCTGCATCCATCTGGAGAGCAGATTATTTTCGATCATGCTGGGCGACCCCGAACCTTCTGCTCAATCCGCTATCGCCTATCACTGATGCTGCCTACTGTGATTCAAGGGCTGAACCATCACCAAGCCAAGGTGCGCGAGACAGCTGCGCAACGCAACTGGGCGTATTCGATAACGATCGCGGACCCGAACGGGCCTTATCACGTGTTTTTTGAAATTCGTCGGGCTGCGGCGGGTAAGCCTCAGGATCTAAACCTGGTAATCGAAAGCGCTTATCACCAGACAGACAAGCCGCCTCGATTGCTGGGCAGAATGGGCTTCATTTTGCTGTGCGGTAAGATCCACATGCGGCAGCCTACGTCGACCAAACGCTAGGGAGCAGAAACGAAAAAAGACGCCGTAGGCGTCTTTTTTCGTGTTCGGTAAAGCAGATCCAGACACCACTTGCGAACCGCCTTGCGCGGTTACGGTTTTCACCGCTGGGAAGCGCTCAATCTCATCTGGTCAGTCGCTTCGATGGGTCCAAATGTAGAGAAAATGGCTGCGCTCGTCAACTGATTCCCCTAAAGCGGGATGAGTCAGACAAGGGCAAGAGTCTGGCTGCGGGTCATGATATCCCCGGTTTCGTTCTATGCCCTTATTGTTCAGGGTGTATCCGCCTTTACTAGATTTTCAATTCCGGTGTTCCGAACGCTTCCCCAGGAACTGGAGGTCAGCAGCCGCTGCAACGCTCGTATGAACGGATACACCAGAGTTAGATGCAAATTTTATAATCCAGGGCTGAATTAAGTAACAAGCAGCGCGGGATACCGCAGGTTTGAGGGCTTTGTGCCTCTACGAAATTAATCGGTTTACCCGAATTGTAGAGTGTTTTAAATGGCTTTGTTGACTTGCGTGTGATTTCAACTGGCTGTATGTCGCATTTCACTGTCTTGAAAGTATAGCCGAGTTCATTGTCAGGGGTCGCTATCACCGCTTTATCATCATCGATTAGGGCTAATGAGGAATCAGAGAGTCCTTCTATTCCGCATGCCTGAGTAGGAAGGTGAAAGGAAGCAGAAACTAATAGTTTCTTTAAAGTTATATTTATTGTGTTTGAGCCGATGTTGGAAAGTGCAAGGAGTAAGATGGTGATCGTATAGCAAGCCCCGACAAGTGCCGCCATCGCTAAGTTGAAATCTCTGCCGAAGTGCTTTGGTAGGCTGGTGCACGAGTTTGCGTAATTTCGCTTTCTTTTGTGAAGACGTTCCAAGGAAATAGGTTTAAGGATCTGAAGGGCAATGATTATATAGGCTGGCAAGCTTGCATACATTGCGATATATATCCAAAGCCCCACGATACCAATAAGGATAAAAGCTTTTTGTGCTACAGGGAACTGAGAGGGATCTACATGTGTGTAGCTCAGAATTGAAGAATCAGCTAGCGCATTTGCTATGAGCGTTATTATAAGGGTTGCGAGGGTTGCGGTGATTTTGAATAGATTTGAAAATTTTGTGTACCACTTCGATAAATTGTAGTGGCTAATGGAAAATATTATTGTGCTAATGCAGATGATGGCAAATGTAGTTCGCGGGATTATGAATGGTACTTTTCCTCCGAGTGAAGCCAAAATTAATAAAATTATTAAAAATACAATGCTTAGAATAATTGAAAGCGCTAGATAATCTACAAGCTTCCAATTTTGAAAACTGTAATTTAGTCGGAGTTTTGGATTTCTGACCCAGATTTGTTTACCAACTAAGCTACGATCAATTCCCCAAAATATCAACACGGCGGTAAAAAACGAAGGGAGGATGTAAAGCATTATCATTATAGTGTCCGTTTCAATAAATATCTAAATTTATCATATTCAGCCTAGATTGAAAGCTATGTGCTAATGTGTGTCATACGATGGTGGAAGTTAGAAGGGGAGGTTGCTGATTTTTTAATGAGCTACAAGTAATGGTTGAGATAATTTTTTAAGCTGTCACGGTCAAATATCCTTGCGGTTTCAAAGCTGGCAAGAATCGGCCATTGGCCGTGATGGTGAGCTATGCAGAGTAATGCAATCAAGGATGTAGGCATCATAGTTAGAGTAAGTGATATATAGTTTTCCTTTTCGGAGTCCGCTGCATAATCAGTAATGAACTTGAAAACCATGGCGAAATTTTTTAAGTTGTCGAAGAGTGCGTCCGTTGAAAGCTCCTCTAATTGGTTAAGGATGTCTGGCTTGTTGTGAGATGACATAAGTTTTTCAAAAATTTGGAGGTATTTCCCAAAGGCTTGATTGCCAGTATATGTGCCGCTTTTTAGTGGCAGGTGTGCGTTTTTTATCTCGTTCAAGCAAAGTGTTATCAAGTTGAATAGCGACGATTCGAAGCTTTGTTTTGTGGCTAGGTCTGACTGTAGTTTAATAGTTTTTCGCGCTTCTACCTCAGAGGCCTGAGCGTTCTCGACGGCTTTACGTTGAATGACAACGGTATCGATAAGCAGTACTACAGATATAAAGGTTAAAAGGGGATTTATATTTCCACCTATAAAATCCCCTAAAGGTCCGAGGTCTTCTTTTGCTAAGCTTCCAACAATGCTGAAATAAATGTAGTACATGCCAGAAAGCAGAATGGCTACACCGACTATCAACAAGCGCTTCACTCGATCAGCTCAGCTTTATGTAGTATAAAATATTTGGTCGCGCCATTGTTGAGTGTTACGCGACTTACCTCTGCATGTAGTGCGGTGAAATTGCCTTGGGTGATTCCATAAAGGCTTCTTACAAGGATGCTTTTTTGCCGCTTTGAAAACATATGATGCGGTACAAAGCTGAAGGAGTCTCCATCAATATCTTGAACCAACCTTCCCGTGCCAGTGCGAGCATTGAACCTACTGATGCCAACGATAAGCTTTTCAATAACTGGATTCGTTATCTCTTCCTCAAGGTAACTCAATGTGTTTTGGTTGAATGTAGCTATAGGAGTTTGTGCGGCGTAAAGAGTAGCCTTTAGTCCCTGATGTTTTACGGGTAAATGCACGTCAGAAATTGATGTGGTGAGACGATGCGTAATGTCTTCGCTGAAATACATTTTTTCAAATGTCTTTATTGCTGTTCTTCTATTTATTTCGCGGTTGTCGCCGATAACTTGACCAAGTGTATATTGTAGCAACTCGATGTAGCTTTTGGTGGTGAGGTTGTGCAGATTTGCAACTGTTTTTTCATTGGTGAAGGCGACTTTAAATCGTTGTTTGAAGGAGCCAGTGAAACTTGTTTTGAAGTCGATTTTAATACCTTTTTTAGCGGTAGATCGGCTTATATAAGATTTATTAACGATGCCATGAGTTGCAATCGAGATTGCTTCGCTTATACCCTGTAATGATTTGGATCCATAATATAGATCCAGCCCGTTAAACTCTTTCTCATCAGTATCGTATAAAACAGAGAAGTCGAATTCCATTTTCTCATCCCATATGGCTGAAAATGCATTGTACTCTGTAAGATGGCTAAATGCCATTGCTCCCCGTCTTGACGTGCCCTGATGATACTGCGCTGGATTTGACGTTCGGTTGTCCCTGCTACTGATAGTGAGGGCAGTTGCAGGGATGGTTTTCTATAAGTCCGGGGGATGTGTTCAGATTCTAATCAACCCTCGCCCAACCCACTCCGCCACCTGCGTAACAACGGCGTTTCCGGCACTGAAAGCCTCCGCAAGGTTGGCCGCATCCAGTCCGAGGCAAAACCCATCATCTTCAGCCGCTCGCTGCCGCTCAGCCATCTGATCCCATCCGTTCGCGTGAGCGACGAAAGTGGTACAGCCCAAAGCGATTTGGGATCCGGCCTTGTTTGCCAATAGAGTATTGGCAGCCCAGGCATCCGCGGGGCGTGGCCATCGGATCGAGCGAGACGCTGGAGGTATTGCGTCCACTGGCGCGGCGTCAGCCAGGAACTCGAAGGGGGGCATGCGTCGATAACCGGCGACCAGGAATATTCGACGACGTTGCTGGGGGACTCCGAAATATTGAGCATTAAGCACTCGCCAAAATCCCACATACCCGCAGTCCGCAAGGGCCCGGATGACTGTCTCAAAGTCTTGGCTATCGTTGACAGCGAGCAGGTTAACGACGTTCTCAAGGACCACCCAGCCAGGTTGTATCTCTTTGAGGATACGTATGACTTCCCAGAACAGGCCGCTGCGTTCGCCGCGCAGGCCTCGGGTGTCTTGGTTGCTCTCCCGACATCCGGCGATGCTGATGTCCTGGCAGGGGAAGCCAGCGGTGAGGACGTCGACAGGGGAGAGGTTATGGGCGCCGCACTGACGCACGTCTTCGAATTGGTGTGCATGGGGAAATCGATCGGCAAGCACAGCCCGGTTGACGGGGTTGAGTTCAACTTGCCAGGCGCTGCGGTATCCCGCGTTTTCAAATCCGACATCAAAGCCTCCTATGCCTGCGAACAGGCTGCCAATGGTGGGTTGCTGCATTCATGAACTCGTTGTTCTGGATGCTCGCGGCACGCTTGGGGGAGGCTCTGGGCCTTCAGATGGTTGAGTGTCCGACAGCGCGGGCACTTGATCTGTAATTCCTGGAAGCCGCTGGCAGCGGCGAGTTTGCGGCAGCAATGGCCGCAACGTATGTCTTGCATGAGGTCGTCCTTGAGCATTGTCTTTAACGTCTTCGTAATACGGGTTATTGCCGTTCTGTCTTCATTCGCTTCCACTCCCGATCTATAGCCCGCTTCGCCGAATGCTCCGTGGCGTACAACCAGTGCAGCCGCTTGGGCTTGCTCCGGTCTCCAATCGTCACGGCCTTTTCCTTCCCGGACTTCCTATCGCGGTAGTAGGCGATGACGCCGGTGAAGTCACCTCTGTTCTCTTCAGCCAGCCCCTCAACCGTGTCCTCGGGTAGCTTGCTCTCCAACTCCAAACTGACGGTGTAGCCATTGTCCGCACTCAGGCTATGCAGCACGTTGCCGCCGTACCAAATGATGGCGTCTATCTCCTGCTTCACGCCCTGGAACGTGTAGGTCAGTTCTGGAATCAGGTCAGGACGTCCCCGGGCCAAGGTGTAGCTGAGGGTCGCGCTACCGCGCTGCAACCGGTTGAATTCAGAGCGGGCGGCGCGCAAGGCAGACTGGCGGTCGCTGTAGGTGTGGCGAAGGTCTTTGAGAGAGTCGCCGCCACCGGCAATAGCTTCCTGTTTCTTCGCGTTGTTTACGTCATAGAAATACGCACGTACCCCGTCGTAACTGTCACGGTCAGCTTGTAGATAATGGTGTTGGTCGCCATCGGTCCGGTTGAGAGTGATGTGGGGCAAATCTGCGCCGCTGGCGGTCTTGCCACCGCCAGCCGGCAGGCACAACAGGTGTCCGGCTTTGACGGTGACCACGGCGTCGAACTCTTCCCCAAGGCGGCTGATTAGGTTGGCATCCGATTCGCTCGCCTGGTCCAACTGCAGGATGGGCAATTCGGCCAAGGCACCGGCAACAGTGGCGGTGAGGCCGTTGCCCAAAGCGATGTCGCCCAGGACGTCGCCCAGTGTGGCGTTGCTCCAACTGCGCTCGCGTTTGGTTTTCAAGCCCTTGCGAAGATCCGCCGAGCGAGCGCGAATATTAAGTAAGTCCGGTGCGCCGCTGTGCTCGGTTTCATCGACGGTGTAGCTGCCTTTTTCCACCAGGCCGGTGTCACTCCAACCCAGCCACAGCCGGATGACCGCGCCTTTAGGCGGGATGGTTAACAGTCCGTCGTGGTCGCTGAGGGTGATGCTCAACTGATCGGCCTCGATGCCGCGATTGTCGGTCAGTTCCAGGTGCATCAACCTCGGGCTGATCAACTGGGCGATGTCCTTGCCATCGACCGCGATGCGAAACGCCGGCACTGAATAGATGGTATCTCGGCGATTCAGATAGCCGGTGACATGGGCGAGAGCAGTATCGATCACAGCAGCGCCCTCATGATGCTCGCCCCGACACTGGTCGCCGCGCCGAGCAGGTCGATGCGGTCATCATCGATGCGCTTGAGGCTGAGGCTGAACTCAATCCGCCGTGGTGTGCCGTCGCGAAAGAACAGCGTTTTGGTTTCACTCAGGTTGTCGATAATCCACAGCCCATAGATTCGTCCGCTGCCCTCGACCATCGGCCAGGCCTTCCCGGTATTCGCCATCAGGCGCAGGGCGTCGAGGCTCAAGGCACTGCCGGCCAGTTCCGGCAGGATGACGCCGGGCAGGGTGATAACGTCCTCACCGCGCCCGACAAACTGCCGCGCCGGGGCGGCACCGATGCGTGGGTTGCTCACGTGGCGCCATTCGGTTTGGCGTTGCAGTTCCTGATAGGCCGCGGTGGAGAGGCTAAATACGAACATGCCCAAGGCAAGCATCATGGTTGGCTACTCTAGGTCCGAAAGGCGGCTGCGGCGTCGAGCGGCCCTCTCGTTTTGATGCCGTGCTAACTCGGCACGTACAGTGCGGGCGATTGCGTTGGCGTCCATGCCTGGGGTGGTGTGGATGTGAATGGCATAGGTGTCGTGGCTATCAATGTTTTGGGAAGGTCGTGGGCTGATCGGAGCGCGAGTATCGACCGTCAGTGAATCAATCGACGACAACCGTCCTCCGGCCGCGATGAGCTGTTCGCTCAGGGCGGTTATAGCGCCCAGGGGGCCATCGGCGTGTAACGTTAGGCCTTGGACAAGCCCCTCCACCGTGAACCCGCCCAATTCGGCAAATACGCGCGAGGGACTTTGAATGCCCAGGGTTTCTTTGAAGGCGTCGATGGTCCGGGTGCCGAGGCGGTCAACCACCTCTTTCAGGCGGCTCATGCCCGCGGTCAGTCCGTTGATCAGGCCGTCGACCATCAACCCGCCGAAGGCGGTAAAGCGGTTGGGCAAGTCGATGCCCAGGTACTTCATGACAGCGGCGAACGCTTGGTAGATCAAGCCGACCGGGCTGAAGTCCGCAAGCACTTTCAAAATGCCGCCCAGCCCATTGTCAAAACCGGTCTGGATTTCACGCCAAGCGCCGGCTAAATACCCCGTCACCGCGTCCCAGTGTTCATACAGCAGATACGCTGCGCCGGCGATGGCGGTGATTGCCAGCCCAATTGGATTAAGCATCAGGGCACGCCCGACAATGAGCAACGCCCTCGCCACGAATGGCAGCACGGTACGGCCCAAAGTCGACAGCAAGCCAATCAAACCCGGCAAACGAAATCCCAACTGAACCAGGACGAAACGCAACGCTGCGAATGGCAACAGAACGCTCGCTAACGCCAGCATCAGCCCGCCGACAGCGAGGGCCAGCGCGGCGATGATTGCAACGGTTTTAACGAGCCCAGCCGCGAGTTTTGGATTCTCCCGAGCCCAGGATTTGATGCTCCTGACAAGCGCGGTGACGGACTGAACCAGCTCTCTAAGCGGTTCGTTCTGCTGATCCTGTAATTCAATACCTAGGTCCTGCCAGGCGCTGCTGAGGCTGGTCAAATCACCCTTGAGGTTATCGGCCATAACCTTAGCCGTGCGCGCCGCTTCGCCCTGGCTTTGGCGCAGGTTGGCGATGAGCACCTGCAACTGTCCAGTGCCCGCCTGTTCTACCAGTTGAGCCATGCCCTTGACCGCTTCTTCCCCGGCAATCGCTTTGAACAGCCCGCCTTTCTCGGCGGTGCCCAGGCGATGGGTTTTGCTGTAGATCTCCTTTAAAAGGTCGGGCAGGGGGCGCAGGTTTCCGACCGCATCGGCCGTGGTGATGTTCAGTTGCTGCAAGGCTTTTTCAGCGCCTTTGGGTGGGGCGGCCAAGCGGTTCATGATCGAGCTGAGTGCGGTGCCACCCATGCTGCCCTGTAGGCCTGCATCGCCGAGTTTGCCGGCCATCGCGGCGGCCACTTCCAATTCCACACCGTACGTTTTCGCCATGGGCGCGGCGTACTTCATGGTGTCGCCCAGCATTTGCAGAGTGGTATTGGAGCGGGTGAACGTCCCCACCAGCACATCGCCGAGGCGATCCATTTCATCGGCTGTCAGGCCCAGCCCCGACAGGATGTTCGACGCGATGTCAGCGGTCTGAGCCAACTCAGTACCACCTGCCGCCGCTAGGTTGAGCATGCCTGGCATCGCGGCCCGGATGGCGTTGGGCCCGAAGCCAGCCATCCCCAGGTAGCCTTGGGCATCGGCAGCCTGTCCTGCCGTGAATAGGGTAGCGCCGCCCAGCGCGCGAGCTTGGGCACGCAAAGTCTTGAGCGCATCGGCATGCTCATCCAGACGAGTAATCGCCTGCACCTGGCTCATACTGGCGTCGAAGTCGATGCCCGGCGATAGCATCCGTGCCCCTGCGTACAACACCGAACCGCCACCGGCAGTTGCGACAGCGCCTTTAGCGGTCAGCTCGCCGGCGCTGCGCCGTGAAGCATCCAATGAAGCCCGCGCAGTGCTCAGGCGCCGTTGTTGTTCATTCAATGCGGCCAGTCGTTTGTATTGTGTGCTTAGGCTGGCATTGGTGGCTCCGATCTGTTGGCGTAGCTGGCGTTCGTCGCGGGCCAGGTGTTGGGTGCTGATACCCGCGCCGGCCAGTCGAGCACGCAGCGCCTGGAGCTGTTCACCTTGCTTGCGATGCTGCTGCTTAAGCTCCTGGGCGGCCCTGACGGCGGCCTGAAAGTGCTTAGTCATGGCTCGCGTCGGCGCTCCGGTCGCTGCGAACTGTTGGCTGAGGGCGCGGACCTTTTCCCTAGCCGCGTTAAGCGCTGCTTCAGTGCGCAGGGACGCCGACCGCTGAGCACGCCAGGCGCTGATGTCTTGCTGCTGGGCATTGAGCGCCTTGAGGCGATCACGGGTTTCTTTCAATGCGCGAGCGGTGGCGGTGCTGCGTTTGTCGATCACCTTCAAAGGGCCGCTGGCTTTGTCGATAGCGCCCAGGAGCACGCGCAGTTTTAAGTCATTGCCCATCGGTGACACTCCGTGCCCGGGCGCGTTCGCGCCACGCCATCAGTTCTTGCAGGCCCAACGGGTCCATGTCCGTCGGTGCCCAGTGGAAAACCACGGCCAGGTCGGCCATGGCATCTTCTACGCAACGAGGGAGGCATCCGCCTTCACCGACTTCTGCAACAAAAAACCAGAGATCTTGCTGCCACAGGCGAGCAGGTCGGCGGGGTCCATGCCAGCGGCTTCCGGCGCGGTGATGCTTGGGTTGCTGATACGCGGCAGGATCTTGATCAAGGTCGCCACGTCCATGTTCAACAACTCGACCAGGTGCACACCGCGCAACTCACCGGCCTGTGGTTTGCGCAGGGTGATGCTGTCGATCCAGGTCTTTCCCCGGATGATCGGCGTATCCAGGGTGACGCTGTTGTCATCCTCCCGCGGCAGGGCTGTGAGCGTTTCTTCAGTCTTCATGCAAGTCTCCAAGGTTTAGGGCGGGTCAGATGCCGAGAGCTCGGCGCTGTTTTTCCAGCATGTCCACGCCGTCCACGATTTCTATGAAATTGAGCAGGTCGATTTCGATGATCTCTTCGTTGTCGACGATCAATTTGTAATAGCTGCAGGTGGTGGTGATGCTGTGCTCGGTGTCTTCACCGGGTTGCGCTTCACCCATCTCAATCGACTCATGGCGGCCGCGCATCACGATCTCCACGGCGCTGACGGCCTCGGTGTCGTCCTGCTGAAAAGCGCCGCTGAAGCGCAAGGCAATGCCCGAAGCGTTGACGGCACCGAATTGTTTGAGGGCGATCAGATCCAGGCCGCCGGTCTTCCATTCGAACTGAATACCGTCGTCCGAGAAGCCAAGATCAGCCTTGACCGGGCCGTTCATACCTCCGCCGCGATAGCCTTCCATCTTGCGGCCGAGCGGGGGCAGGGTGACGGTCTTGACCACGCCCAAGTAGCTGTTGGCGTCGTTGAACAGATTGAGGTTCTTGAGTTTGCGGGGCATGGCCATGGCAGGGCTCTCCGTTGCGCGGTTCAGCTATTGATCTTGTTGGCGAAGTCCATCAGATAGCGGTCGGTGATGCGCTGGCGCAGCGTGAGGTCTTCCAGCGGTGGGACAGGGGTGTAGTCATAATCGAGGAACAGCTTGCCGGCCTTGAGGGTGTTCTTGCCGTTGGCGTCGTCTGGAAACCAGCACTTGCCACCGATCAAATAGCCCGTGCCGATCAGCTCGCGGAACTTGGCATTGATCCCTTCGGTGATGTCGCGCACCAGGGACGCATGCAGCGGCTTATCCACCGCCCACATGTGCGCCTCGGCCATGGTGTCGGCGAGGATCTGTGCCGTGCGGGTGTAGTTCTCGAAGGCGAACAGAGGGTCATTGCTGGTGGTGCGGCTGCCCCAAAAGCGAAAGCCGCCCTCGTTGATGAGCGTGGTGACTTCATGGCTGTTGAGGTAGTTGGCGTCGGTGGCCGGGTTTTGCAGATCCCAGAACACGTCGGCGCTGATGCCGGTCACGCCGTTGACGGCGACGTTGGACAGGGTCTTGTGCCAACCCACTTCCTGATCGATCTTGGCGCGCAAACCCAAGGCGCGGGCCACGGCCGAGGCGGTCACCGTGGCGTTGTTGACGGTGTTCCAATTCTGGAATTCGGGCCAGATGACCATCGCTTCACGGGCGCCGAAATTGGCCCGGTAAGCGGTCACCTCTTCCTTGGTTTTGCAGCCCCAGGCGCTGACGTAGGCGAAGCCGTGTACCTGCTGAGCAATAGACACTAGGGCGGTGGCCACCGGCAGGCTGTCCAGGCCTGGCACACCGAGGATGCGCGGCACCATGCCGACGCGGGCCTTGGCGGCGAGCAGGGCTTTCAGGCCGGTGTATTTGCCTTCGGCGGTGGTGGTGCCGATCAGGGCGCTGGTGGTCTCTTCCTCGGTGGCGCCTTCCTTCACGCGCACGACAATGGTGTAGGGCCTGGTCTGGTCGGCTATGGCCTGTAGGCTGGACGCCAGAGTGCCCGTGGTACCGGCTTTGCCGATGGCGGTTTGAACGTTGGTTAGCAGGACCGGCGTGTCGAAGGGGAAGATGCCTGCATCGGCGTCGTCGGCCGTGCAGACCATGCCGATGACCGCGGTGGGGATGGAACGAATGGGGCGGGTGCCGTCGTTGAGTTCGATGACCCGCACGCCATGGAGATAATCGGTCATGGGGTGCCTGTGCAGTGTTTGAAATGACACTGCACAGGCTGCCGCGCTTGCACCGATTGGGCGAGCCGATGGCCTTGTAGGCAGGGGGACTACAAGCCTCGGCTAGCCCTTTCGGTCACGGCCCCATTGCTAACGCGGATCGACGATATCCAGCGCACGATTGGCCAGCAGTTCGCTCACCTCAATGACTTGCTGGATACCCATCGCAACATGCCGGCGAGAACCTTCAAGATCGAATGCCAGATCGCTGATCATGGCATTGGCTGACGCCAGGTTTTCGCTGAGGTTGGCGAGTAGGCTTTCAGTGTCGATGCTTTCGACGACAGTGAAGAGCTGATCCGCTGCTGGTTCTTTCTTGGGTTTGGCCTGTTCCGGCTTCAAATAATAATTAAGCGCCCGCTCAGTGGCTTCGTGGAATTTTTCCGGATCGAGGCTTGAGTAGGAAGAGGTGGGATCTGATTCCGGGGGATTGGGTGTGACCTTGAACATGGTGAATCTCCTGACCTGATTGGGCCACCATGACTTGTCGCTAAGCAAGTTAGGGTGGCGGCTGTACGCAGGTTAGCGAACCGGGGGTACAGGAGCCCGGCAGACCCGAAGGTCTCCCGCGCACAGCCACCATTACAACAATCGCAGATTGGAATATCTGCAATGAGATCAGGAGCGCTGATGCAACCGTACCGATTCGGGTCGCTAAACCCGATCACTGATGAGCAGTGACGGAAACCAAGCTACCGGTACGGACCAGGGCACACAAGCGGGCGGATTCTGTCTTAGTTGTAGGCAAAGGCGCAAGGTAACGTAGCCTTGGGATTGGGATGTGGTGTTTCCGAGTATGTAGCTGTAGGGCTCGATACTTACCATCGTGTGAACATAAAACAGATTGGTGTTTATTGGCTCTGCACAGCCACCCATGTCGGTGGCGAAGGGCGATGTTCCGAGCTGGGAAAACCGGGTGCTACGGGCCAGTCTCGCAGGGCCTGGACATAGTTCAGCAGCTCTGTTGATTGCTCGTCGGTGAGGGTTGTTGGCCTGGCGGAATCCACCTCGTCACGGTGGCGTTCGCGCAGCCACCGCACGCTGTCGATTTGAGCGTCTCGCCAAAGGCGCTCAATGGCTGCCAATTGCTCCAGCGTTAATGGAGCTGGATCGATCAGAATTGGCAAACCCGTGGCGTCATGGCTACGCACTTTGCCCGGGGTGGGATTGCCGATCACCCGCTCATAGCATTCGTCTGAGATATCCACTGCGTCTAACGGAATATCCTGATGAAGACCAACAATGTAGCTGGTTCCAGTGCTCTTACTGTATTTGCGCATGTTCATCTCCCTAGGCAAATAAATTCGAAGAAGACCTGCACGTCTGGTGCCTTAAGGCCTGAGCTGCTGAGCGATCTTGCCTGCAAGACGACACCGCTGAGAGAGTGGTTATAGCGATTTATGGAGACCGCATTGGCGGAGGAAGTTGATATCGAGCAGCCAAAGTAGCTATTGGGAAAGGCTATTGGCAGGTTTACATGGACTTCACCTGCACCCTCAGGGATCACATCCTGCGTCCACTGGATGATGAGACCACCGAGCCAAGAGGGAAAAATGATGTAGCCGTTTGAATGAAGGGCGGCGGCAAAACCCCAGCGCATCGTTTTCGGGGATACCGCCGCCGTATCAAGCTTTCCAGCATCGACTTCTGACTGGGTAGCCATTCGACTGGGTGCATCATCATGCGTCACTTTCCGAAAACTCAGCGCAGTGGTGTTCAGCTCTATGACGTCGTCAGTCACCAACTGCCAGAGCGTGTCGGCCTGGAGGGTGCCTTGCTCGACGGAGACGAAGAGTGCCGAGGTTACTTTGCCACTGCTGTCGGCATCTGGCGCACGTTGCCAAGCCCCCGTGGAGGCCAAGTAAATGCCGTTTTCCTCGCTCGACTTCTGGTCTTTCACCAACACTCGGTCGCCTGCAACTAATGTCTTGTCGTCGACTTTCTGAAGGCCCGCCAGTTTGATGTTGGTCGTAGTGGCTACGCGAGCCGATTGTTTGTGATCGAGCTTGTGCAGCTCTTGCTGAATCTTGGTATCAACATATTCGCGCGTCGCAAGTACGACTGAAGGATCGATCTTCAACTGAATATTCGCGGTCCCAGTGGTGATGATGTGCATCCGCACCACCTGGTTACGACCGGTGCCTTGTGTCAGCAGAGGTTTATAGCTGGGCGCTGCATTTCCAACGGCGCAAAACACGCCGTCTTTGTCTTCAAGCGCCAACTCGCGCACCCACCAGCCGCCGACATCAGGCGGCAGCACCACCTCAGCGATCAAAATGTTTGGGTCCGTTGGGGAAACACGCAGTTGATTAAGTTGGGCGCGATAGACCTGGTTGATCAATTGTGTTTGCGTCGGGCTCGGCACCGGGTCGGTGCCATTGGCATCACCGATCAGCATGTACTTTGGCTCCCAAGGAATTCCAAGGGCTTCGCAATTGGTTTTCTTGGCCGCGCCAAGCTCGGTCAACATACCGCCGAAAAGCGTTTTCTCATTCACCATTGGGATACACGTCCAATTCATCGAGGGTGTAAATGCTCAAGTTGCTGTAGGCCTGGATGTCCACGTTGATGTCGGGATTGCTCCAGGGATACACGTCAATCTCATCGCCGTCGTAAAGGGCGACGCCGACGAAGGCGTCCAGTTGGGTTTGCAGAATGATGTCGAGACCGATCAGGTGTCGGGTCAGAGGCTTGGCGTCGTCGATGAGCCATACCAGCTCCTGGTACATCGCTTCGGTGATACCGCTTTCGAGCACGCCTATTTTCAGCGTGAAAGTCGCCCGAGGGCCTTCCGGTTCGGTCTGCCACCACTCCACGATGTCGATCAAATACCCCAGCGGCTCGACGACACGGCGCAGCGAGCCGAGGGTGCCTTTGCGCGAGTGGATGTAATAAGCGCTGCGGATGGCGGCACGCTTGGTCGCTTCGCTCCACTGACTATCCCAGCGATCGACTGAGCAAGCCCAGGCCAGGTAGGGCAGTAGCGGCAATGGGCACAGGTCGGGGTTGTACAGGGTGCGCAGTGGAATAGGGACGCGCTGGATCTGGGCCAGTGCCTGCGCAGCTTGCCTCTCCAGCGGTGTCGAATTGCTCGGGAGCAGTGGCGTGTCGGCGATCATTCAACACCCCATGCCAGCTCAATGCTCGTGCAATACGGCGCCTCGTAAGGCGTTGCGACGATATCGACCCAATCCTGCAGCACGACTTTGCGCACGCCCTCGACATGCAGCGAGGCGTGAATGATCGATTCAGACACTTCCAGGCCCAAGCGACGTCGCTGGTGCACGAAGCTGAATAGCTTCGCGTTTGCTGCCGTCATACTCAGCTCGTTTTCAGGTCCGAAGGATGACGGGAACAGTCTGGCCTTGACCTGGTAAGGGATGATCTTGGCGCTTTGCACGGTCAATCGGTCGCCTACAGGGCGCCTGTCATCGTCGCTGAGGTAGGTTTTGACGGCGGCGAGCAGGGCGGGTGGGGCGCTGCCGTCGCCGAGTATCGATTGCACCGTTACCACCGCTTCAGCCGGCAATGGGCTCTCGGCAGTGGCATCAGCGACTTGCCCGTGAGCCGACCGGGCATGAAAGATGTAGCTGTTGCGCGGGCCTGCGGTGCTCAGTCCTTCCCACGCCATCTGCGCCCGTTCCCGCAAACTGTCGTCACTCTCCATTTGCAACGGAATCGGTGGCATGACGGACGGCTTGGCGTCCTGAATAACCAAGCGCCTGACGTTGTAGTTGGCGGCCAGGTTGTCCAGGTCGGTGCCTCTGGCGAGGGCGAGCATGTTCGCCGTAGAGGCTTCATTGACCCGCTGACGCCAGACCATTTCGCGGTAGGCATTCTCCTGGAGCAGTTTGGTCAACGGCTCCGACTCCAGGATGAGGCGCGCAGCAATTTCAGCGCGCTCTTCGACGGGCCATAGGCTGATGGCATAGGCCTTGCGCTCGGCGAGGATCTGCTCGTAATCGATCTGTTCGACCACCTGCGGCGCCGGAAGCTGACTGAGGTCGATGGCAACAAATGAACTCACGCGCTACCCCCTAAGTGCAGGGGCACGCTCAAACTCAGCGGCTGATTGCTATCGACAATACTGCCTTCGATGTCCAGTGACGCCTGGCCTTCCAACGTGGTGCCTAGAAACTGCACGCGGCTGAGGCTGATGCGCGGCTCCCAGCGCATCAGCGCCATGACGGTGGCTGCGTAGACCTGTAAGCGGGTGATGTCGTTGAACGGATGGTCCACCAAGTCGGGTAACAGGCTGCCGTATTCACGGCGCATGACCCGGGTAGCGAGGCGCGTGCTGAGGATGTCGCTCATTGATTGGGCGATGCTTTCTTCAGTGGTGAGGGGCGAGCCGGTGTATCGATTCATACGGGCTTCCCCGTCATGCCACTGCCAGGCGTGACGCCGCTGTGCGGGTGGTTTACCAGGCTGATGCCGGCTGCAATCACGTCCTTCGAGACTGTGATCTTTCCGGTGACTTTCTGGTTGCCGGTTTGGATGTAATTGCCCTTGTGCGTGATGTCGCCGATCAGGTTGATGCCGCCGGGGCTGGTCAGGGTGGTGGTGCCGCCATCGGTGAGGGTGGCGTTGAGGTGGTGGGCGATGCTGTCGTACTCAATCACCGTGCCGTCGCGGTAGGTGTAACGGTGCAGGCCTTCGCGGTCGCCGTTGGCTGGGATGTGGTCGCTGAATAGGCCGGTTAGGACGACGCCGTTGGCGAGTTGGCCGGAGGGGCTGAAGAGTAGGACCTGTTCGTTTTCTGTCGGAGGATTCCACTCGCGGTCGGCCCCGGCGCGCAGGGCGATCCATGGTAGCCACGCTGTGGTCAGCGTTCCGGTTTTGACTTGCACACGTGGGGGCTTCATCTGGACGGCGGCTATGGTGCCGTAGCGGATGAGGTTTTCGGTTAGGCGGGTGAGGGTGGGTAGGTCGTTCATGGTGCTAATGGTGTAGAGTTTCGTGCGCGTCGGTAAGAGCTTCGGAGTTGTGAGAAAAAAGCATACAAATGCGAAAATATAAGGCGTTATAAGGACATCGTATGGTTGGGTTTATCCGGGAATATAGGTTCGATACTGCTCCTGAATTTTTGAATGCACTAGCTCCATGGTCGAGCTCTCCATCTCTTGATGGTTACATTTTTAGAGGCCATTCGGATGCTAGGTATCTATTGGCTCCGACTTCTATTCGCGAAGAGTCAAAAAAAACTATTTGGGATAACTCTCTAGCGTACGCCGAAATAACTGGTTCCACCTCGGATAATGATTACTCCTTGGCTTATGTGGAATACCAGTTGGTTAGGGATTTCTATAGGGAAGCTGACATCAAGGGGTTACATGTCCCAATTTCTGAACGGTTGCGCAGTAGACTGCATCAAAAAATAGACTTCTATACGATGTCGACATGGACAGATGGTGATATGTGGCTTCCAGACGACATGCTTGAAGTTGCAGCGCTGGCTCAACATTATGGCGTGCCTACCCGCCTTCTTGATTGGACTTATGATCCGTTCGTTGCTGCGTTCTTTGCTTCACGGCCCTCAGGTAAAATCGATGGAGAACTTTGTGTTTGGGGGTTGGATGCTAGGGCGATAGCTGTAATTCAATCGAATGGACAGTATTTTCCACTGAAGCTTGTAACGCCGCATTATAGCGGTAATCCTAATCTGGCTGCTCAAAGCGGTTTATTCTCCCATTGGGCTCAAAAGGTTCCAGGGCTAAAAACTATATCGAGCGGGGAAATAAAGGAGCTTCCTCCGGTAGATAGGCGCCCTTTGGATGTATTGATAAAAGATTATTGGGGTGTGGTTGGAGATGGTGCATCAGAATTGTTTGTGAAAATGGTCCTTCCGAATTCCCAATCTCTGGAACTGGCGCGTCTATTGCGGAAGCTAGGATATGGTCCAGCTAAAATGTTTCCTGGATACGAAGGAGTAGCTATGGAGCTAAAGGAGCGACTTCTGTTGAAAAAAGTAAAAGAGGAAAACTAATTCCTGGTTTGGACTTGGCAAGATGTTGTTCGTAGTGAGGTATTTTGTTGGTTGTGTGAATTAATTGATTTATTTTAATAGGTTTATGAGTAAGGCTAGAAGTGCCGTCGCCAGTGCGGCTGTGGAGACTCCTATTAGAAGATTGAGCTTGTTGTTGAGGTTTTTTCCTTGTGTGATTAGTTTTTCTATGTTTTGTGTATTGTCAGGGGGCGAGGAAATGGGTTTGTGCTTTAGGAAGTCGGTGGTGTTGGTATCTCCATAGTTTGCGATAATGCTGCCGCCGGAGCCAGAACAGGCAAGAACTATGACCTGAATGAATACCTCAAGCTGTTCCATGAAGTCTTGAGGGATTTTGTTTGGTAATAGCATTAGGCTCAGGTAGGGCGTGTACAGAAGCGGGAATGCAACTGCAAGTGCTATTAGTGACATTCCTTTGATGAAGCGTTCTTGTTTGATTTCAAGTAAAGATATAAAGATTGTGGCGGTGGCTGCTACTATGATCAGAAAGCTAATGCCGCCATGCTGTAATATCAGAAGCTTCGGTGGGATGGAGATAAGTATAATACTGGCAAGAGCTAGTAGGAATATCACCGTTTTTTCTTTTCGTGCCATCTACGAGTCTGTCCTTGAGTGCTGTGGCGTCACGATGTATTCAACCGTGACAGATAGAATACTAGATTGTCGCGAATATCTGTTAGGTCAGCTTCGGTAAATCCTAATATTTCCCTCTTCTCATAACTCACGGTAGGCCCCTTGTGCTCGGCGCGGTCCTTCAGTCCGTATTGATGTACCCGGGCAATACGTGCAATCCGTCCTATAAAACCAACGCTTATGGTGTTGCTGCCTCCCTGAATTTTAAGAAATTTTGCTGTATGCAGTCTTTGGAACATTTGCGCCTTTCGCTTCACCCGACCTTGTTTTCCGCGCAGGTTACGTTGCTTGCGTGATGCGTACTTGCTCCCGTCCGGGTTGCGTTGGGCGATGATTCTTTGTTGTTGGTTACGGCGTAAAGTTTGGCCGATGTTGCGGGCGAGTCTGTTGCGTGCTGTGGGCTCAAGCTGACCCAGTAGACCTCCAGCCCAGTCTTCCAGCGCTTCCAGTCGACTCGTCACTTCGGTACGACCCATTCGTTGCTGGAGCTTTGAGCGCCGGGTACCCACGCTGGGTCGAGAAACGCGGCAGTGCGTTGAGGTTCGCCGGGGTGGCGGATAGTTGTCTTTCCGTCGGCGTCCTTTCTCACAATCACTCGCTCGGTCAGAGGCAAGGTCAGGCTGAGGTCCACCTTGCTGTTGTCCAGAATGTCGGCTTCGAACTGGATGCCCTCCGCGGACTTATTCAAGTTCTCAAGCAGATCCGCTTGATTCACTTTCAACCATCCCAGCACCGGCAACATAACGCTGTCGGGATGGCCGGCGAAGTCTGTGAGGATCACCTGTAGATCAAAGCTGTACTCGAAGGACAAACTGGCCGCGGCGGTGCAGCGGACCTTGCCGTTGTCGATGAAAATCAGCAGTCGGTCGGGGTTGTGCTTGAGTTCGCCAATGGTGGCGAGCAGGTGAGTGCGCAGGCTTTCAGGTTTGTTCATGAGGTCTAGGTCTTGTAGAGGGCATTAGTCCCATAGATTCACCATCTGCCGCTGTGGTGCGGCCGTCTGGGCTTCGGGCATTTGCACGGCAAGGCCTTGGGGCAGCATCGGCCCGTAGTCAGCCAGGCTGGGGTTAGCTTGGAGTACCGCCTCGGTCACGCCTGCTGTGCGGCCATAGTGACGCCAGCAAAGGGAATCGACTGTGTCGTTTTGGTGAGCGCGGACGGTGACCTTCATCAGATCAACTCCACTGTGGTGCGATTGACGCCGAGAAAGTCACGCACTGCCCAACGCAAGTCGCGGCGGTAGTCGTCGATGTTTGGCGTAAGTTCTTCTGCGTTCTGGTGGCCGCTGTTTGTGGAGTCATAGGAGCGGTAGCGCTCGCAAACTTCAGCGCCTGTAGCGGCCTCGATGGCGCGGCGGTAGAGGTGTACCAGGACCAGTACGTCGTTGATTCGCTCGCCGGGCATGTCGACAAGTTTCGTATAGCCGGCAGCTTGTTGGGTGGTGCGCCATTCGCTTAGCTCGCGGTTGACGCTGATGGCGGCGGCAACCGCGGCGGTTTCCAGGCGTGGTGCGGTGACGCTGGCGTCAATCCTCAGCGTGGCACGCAACTGATCCAAGTCGATTGCGGGCCAGAAGGCATCGGTGTTGATATGGCCGCTGGCGACGGTGCCGCCGGCTATAAATCCGCTCATGGAACAGAACTCAAAAATAGGTCGCCGGTGGTCGGGGCTTCACGTTCAGGTGGAGCGGCCTGGCCGATCCGCCCCGAGCCGGCGGGGTGCGTGGGGACGCTCGGTTAGCCGGCAGGGCCGGCGCGTTTGTTAAGCAGGCGTTCGGCCCGCTCCAGATCTTTCTTGCCACCGCAGGCGTCGTGCAGGGCGATGGCTTTTTTCAGCAGATCGACACCGGCCTGAAGCTGGCCGGGTTGGCCCGGGATCTCTTCGGTGATGCCTCCCAGGGTGGCGCGGCCCATGGCGAGAAACAGCTTGGCGCGGGCCTGGTCGGGCATGTCTTCGGCGTCGGTGAGTTCGGCGGTGCGATGCAGGATGTCCAGGTCGAACGGTTCGCCGATTTTCTGAGCCTTGAAGGCCGCTGTGGCGACCTCTTCAGCGACCAGGCATCCCAAGGTGCGAGCGAAGCGGTCCGGCATCACCATCTTGTACTTCAGCACATAGGTCGCGATGTCGAGTCCACCAGTGAAGTCGCCGGCATCGAAGCGCCAGACCATGACGGTGGTCATCACTTCGTCCTGAGCGCCTTTGCCACCTTCCAGCACACCTTGTACGTAGGATTCGTAGCTCGGCAGTAGCTGGCGTTTGAGTTCGGCCTTGCCCTGGTTGGACTGGACCTGTTTCAGGCGCAGGCGGTCTTGCAGCAGCTGATTTAACTGATGCTCGTAAGCCGTGGCGCCGGCCATGGTTTGGGTAGGGTCTGTAGCCGCCGCTTCGACGGCAGCCGTTACACGTTCAAAGTGGTGACGACAGGGGTTGGTCATGATGGCCGCCTCAGCTCAGGGTGATGTTTTCGGCCAGGGCGGCGCAGCCCAGGTCTTCGATGACGTAGCTTTCGTTGACCGACTCGAAGTTTTCGATGCGGTCGCGCTTGGCGTTGTCGACGACGGTGCGGCGGCGGGTGCCTTCCTGCCAGTACAGCGACAGGTTGTCGAGGCGAGTGACCATCAGGCCGCTGGCCGGGAAGTGCGGCACGCGCACGGCCGGCAGGTTGCCGAGGCGCTTTTGACTGGTGACGATGTCGGCGGCCAACACTTCAGTTGGTGCCTGCACGGTGTTGATGATGGGGAAGTACTTGTCGGCCAGCAGTTGGCGACCACAAATCACCACTAGCTCAGTATCTTCCTGATACCAGGGTTCGATGAACTCGTTGACCATGCTGACGACCAGGGCGTCGATGTTTGCGAAGTCCTTGTTGGCACCGATTTCGATTTTACCGCTGCCTTCTTTCACTTCGGTCATGACCCGGGCAGGGTTTTCCTCGCGCATCTTTTGCAGCCAGCCGATGTTCACGTCTTGCAGCAGTTTGTTGATGGTTGGATTGGATGTCGCGGCGCGGCTGTTGCCGTTCCAACCGATCATAATCCGGTTGAGGGCCTGGGCTTTGATGATGGCGTCGCGAATGCGCGCTTGGAAGTCTTTGAACTTGGCCCACTGGTCCAGCTTCTGGTAGCGAATACCGGTGTCGAAGTTGGTTTGGGTGCAGTTGTATCCGCGGTCGTCCAGGCCGCTCGGATCGCGTGGTTCACGGTCTTTGACAGTGGTGTCGGTGGTGCTGGCAATGGTGCCGTCGATGCTGATCCCGATCTTCTCCCCAGACTGTTCCGATACACCGTAAATGTTGATGGCGCTGAGAAAGGCGCTGGACTCCTGGATGCGGGTTTCCAGTGTTTGCGCAACGCTGGGGTCTGCGGTGAATTTGGTGGTGACGTCAGCCACTCCATGCAGTTGCGCCAGTTGCTGCAGGTAGGCGTTGAACAGTACTCGGGTGTCGTTACGCATGTTGATCGTCCTTGATGAGTCAGCAGTCGGTCATGACCTGGTTACCGCCGCCGGATACCTGGGGGCGCGTTTTCTGGTTGGGATCCTGGGTGGTGGAGAGCTGGTTTTTCAGCTCGGTCAGTTCGGTGCTGACTTGATCAAGTCGGGTTTGTAGCCCCTTGGAGAATTGCTTCTCGGCGGCCAGTTGGTCGGGCAAATCCTTGACGTGTTCGGCGATGGCTTCGACCGCTTCACCGATCTGGATGAACTCCCTGTCATCCTTGGCCTGTTTACCGGTCAAGAGGGTTTGCACCTTAGTGAAGAGCTGGGCGCCGATGCTCGGCTTCTCTTCGAATTCTTCAAATTTCAGCTCGGTCTCGACCGCTTCGGTGAACATAGAAGTTTCCGAATAGTGACGATCCTGGAAGGGGCTGGATTCGGGTTTCTGCGCTGAGAACGCCAGGACGTCGGTGCCCAGGCTGGCGGGTGAGTCGGTCACGGCGAGGCCGACGATGTAGGCCTCGCCCGTGTCGGCAAAGCTCTCGTCGATCTCGACGGAGGTGTAGATCTTCTGCTTGGCCTTATTCATAGCAATCAAGTCGTTAGTAGGTTCGACCTTCGCGAACAGCGCCAATTTCTTTTGACCGTTGAGGTCCACTTCTTCGGCTTTTACTGCCAGTACGTCGCCATAGGCCTTGAAGGGGCTGTCGGGCAGCAGACTGCGGAAATGCTCCAGCCAGATACGGGCACCGTAGGTGGACGGGTTGAAGTTCTTGGCGGCCTGTTCTAGCCAACTGCGTTTGATGGTGCGCTTGTCCGAGGTGGCGCCTTCGATGGCGACACGGAACCAGTTGCTGCGGTACTTCTTCATGCCGGGGATTCTCAGTGCGTTGCAATGAGGGGCATGGTCGGCATGGGCGCGAGCGGCGGCAACGGGTTGGGGTTGTAGGGAAGGCAAGCACAAGGAGCTAAATAATAACGAGCAGATTTTGAAAATGATGTTTATGTGCCATTATTGATTTTCAAAATTGGAGCCGTGGCTTCGGCTATTTTTCATTCGAAAGGGAATTTGCATGGCTATGTCAGAAAACTTCGGAAGTAATCGGATTAAATTCGCGTATTTTCTTCCGGGCTGGATATATGGTGTTGGGGACAAGGCTGTGCTTCGTAAGAGCGCCACGTCGGTTCTTACCTCGGAATACCAAAGCAACATGAAGGGGGCTATTTTTTGTCCGGAATGTTGTGTTGGTTTGTTTCGATCTCCTGAGGAGGGAGAAAAGGATGCTAGAGGTCGCGCTGCATACTTTGCTCATACTCAAAAACATAGGCCGCCGTGTGGGCTCCGTGTGAAAAAACGCGATGGACAAAGATTTACCGATGAGGAGGAGGCCAAGCAAGCTGTTGATGATGAATTATTGGTTGTAGTGAAGAGTTTTATGAAGCACAAGCCCGTAGCTCCTCAGCTACAGGGACAGGTTTATTCTGGTCCTGTAGTCGAAGATATTGATGGAGAGCTTTCCGAGGTGCCAATTCGTCGGCATAACGGAGAGAAGATAAAACTGCCCAGCCGAATTACCTCAGTTCGAGGGTTGTGTACAAATTTCAATAAAAACTTTCATAAATATTATTTCTTGCCTGAGGCGCAATACCCACAACTATTGAGCGATGCCTTGGTAAACGTATCCGCGGTGAAAGAACCTAATACAAAGCCAAGGCTATATTACGGGCGCATAAAATATATTCGGGTTATGGGGCAAGGCAATCCAGACAATATTCAGATGACCCGGATTGAATATGAGAATAATGGTAATTATCAGGATTTTACGTTAAAAATGACGGTGCGTGATTCCACTGAGCATAGGATTGTAGATTCCGCTATTGGACGAGTGCTGTTGATGTATGGTCCGGTTTCTAAGAACGGAACTGGGCTGGCAATTAGCGATCTGGGCTGGGGGGAGTTTGCATTACTTCCATCAAAATACGAATCAGTTCTGTATCCAATAGAAGGCGTTCGTCATCAAGAAACTTTCGAGGAGCTATTAGCTGATGCAGTTGGTCTCACTGTAGAAGAGTTGGAGGAGTGGATGGAGAGCGAGGAGCCGGAATATACGCGTGACGAGATGTTGGTAGGGCATGTGGTGAATTTTCGCGATGACACTCCAGAAAGTATAATGAATCAGGTTACAGGTCGAACTGGTGACTACACTGCTAACGTGGGAATTATTTACATGGATGATGACTAGCAGCCTTGGTTGCGTGAGATATAGATGTAATTGATGCGTCAGAATATTCCGATTTTTGAGCGTTTTTAATCGGTTTATAGTTTGAAGGTTGTTAGCGTATTAGCTACAAGTAGTAGGACTGTTTAGCTTTGAGGGCACGCAGCAGCATCTAGGCATGGTGAAGACTGCTCTGCTGCCCATTGATCCACGACGCCAATCCAAGTTTCTATACTGGATGGGTTGGCGCGTCTGTGAGATTGCCGAGGCAACGGGGGCAAAAGAAAAAACACTGCACAGTTGGAAAGCCCGCGACGAGTGGGACCGGGCCGACAATGTCGAACGCATCGGCGGTGCCCTGGAAGCACGCCTGGTGCAGTTGATCCTCAAGGACAACAAGACCGGCGGCGATTTCAAAGAGATCGATCTGCTGCATCGGCAGCTTGAGCGTCAGGCCCGCATTCAGCGTTACCAGGATGGTGGTACCGAAACCGACCTCAACCCGAACCTCTCCAAGCGCAACGAGGGGCCGAAGAAAAAGTCCCCGAAAAATGACATCAGTGAAGACCAGATCGAGCTGCTGCGCGAGGCCTTCATCGACGGCTGTTTCGATTACCAGAAAGACTGGTATCGGGCCGGCAACCAACGCACCCGCGTCATCCTCAAGAGTCGGCAGATCGGCGCCACTTACTACTTCGCCCGCGAGGCGTTCATCGACGCTCTGGACACCGGTCGCAACCAGATTTTCCTGTCGGCTTCGAAGAACCAGGCCTACCTGTTCCGTGGCTACATCCAGGCCTTCGCCCGGGAAGTCATCGGCGTCGAGCTGACCGGTGACCCGATTGTATTGCCCAACGGCGCCGAGCTGTTTTTCCTCGGGACCAACGCCCGCACCGCCCAGGGCTATCACGGCAATTTCTACTTCGACGAGTTCTTCTGGACGTTCAAGTTCGAGGAGTTGAACAAGGTCGCCTCGGGCATGGCGATGCACAAGAAATGGCGCAAAACCTACTTCTCCACGCCGTCGAGCATGGCCCACGAGGCGTACACCTTCTGGACCGGCGAGCGCTTCAACAAGGGCAAGCCCGCCGCGCAGCACACCAAGGTTGATGTGACCCACGGCGTGCTCCAGCAGGGGCGGTTTTGTGAGGACCGGCTGTGGCGCCAGATTGTCACCATCCTCGACGCGGAGCGGGGCGGCTGCGATCTGTTCGACATCGAAGAGCTGCGCCGCGAGTACAGCCCGGAGGCCTTCGCCAACCTGCTGATGTGCGAGTTCGTTGATGACGGCGCAAGCATCTTTCCGCTTTCGGTATTGCAGTCCTGCATGGTCGATAGCTGGGTGGAGTGGGCCGAGGACTACAAACCGTTTGCCATGCGCCCGTTTGGCGACCGCCAGGTATGGGTCGGGTACGACCCTGCCGAGACGGGCGATTGTTCCGGCCTCGTGGTGGTCGCGCCGCCACTGGTGCCGGGCGGCAAATTCCGTGTGCTCGAGCGCCACCAGTTTCGCGGCATGGACTTCGCCGCCCAGGCCGCCGCCATCAAGGGTGTGTGCGACCGCTACTGGGTGACCTACATCGGCATCGACGTCACCGGCCTGGGCAGCGGCGTGGCCCAGCTGGTGCGCCAGTTCTTCCCGGCGGTGACCACCTTCAGCTACTCGCCCGAGGTGAAAACCCGCCTGGTGCTCAAGGCCTACGATGTGATCCACAAGGGGCGGCTGGAGTTCGACGCCGGCTGGACCGACATGGCCCAGTCGCTCATGGCGATTCGCAAAACCATCACCGCAGGCGGCCGCCAGTTCACCTACACCGCCGGCCGCAACGACAACACCGGCCATGCCGACCTGGCCTGGGCGCTCTTCCACGCATTGCAGAACGAACCGCTCGAAGGGCAGACCGCTGCCAATACCGGGCGAATGGAGATTTACTGATGACCGAACAACTTGCCAGCCAGGAGCTTTTGCCGGCCGCCCTCGATGCCTCTAGTGCGGGTACTCAGGTGTTTAGCTTCGGAGAGCCGACGCCGGTGTTGGGTGGGCGAGAGGTGTTCGATTATCTGGAGTGTTGGTTCAACGGGCGGTGGTATGAGCCGCCGTTGTCGCTCAATGGCCTGGCCCGGTCGGTGGGGGCGAGTGTGCATCTGCATTCGGGGTTGATGTTCAAGCGCAACCTATTGAGTAAGACGTTTATTCCGCATCCGATGTTGTCCCGGGCGGCTTTTGAACAGTTTGCCCTGGACTTTCTGTGCCTGGGCAACGGGTATCTGGAGAAACGCCGTTCGGTGCTGGGCAGCACGCGGCAACTGGTGCCGTCGTTGGCGAAGTACATGCGGGTCGGGCCGGAGGGGCAGTTCTACCAGGTGCAGGGCTGGAAGAATGAGCATGCGTTTGAGCCGGGGAGCATTTTTCATCTGCGCGAGGCGGATTTGCATCAGGAGATCTATGGGCTGCCGGAGTGGATCAGTGCCTTGCAGTCGGCGCTGTTGAACGAGTCGGCGACGTTGTTCCGGCGCAAGTATTACGAGAACGGCAGTCACGCCGGTTTCATCCTGTACATGACCGACGCGGCGCAGACTGAGGCGGATATCGACGCTTTGCGCAAAGCGCTGAAGGAGTCAAAGGGGCCGGGGAATTTTCGGAATTTGTTTGTATATTCTCCCACAGGCAAGAAAGACGGCATCCAACTGATACCGGTAAGCGAGGTAGCGGCCAAGGATGAATTTAACTCGATTAAAAATCAGACCCGTGACGACGTACTGGCGAGCCTACGCATCCCGCCGCAGCTGATGGGGATCGTGCCGCAGAATGCGGGAGGGTTTGGATCGATTCGGGAGGCAGCGCAGATTTATGCGGCTAATGAGTTGGAACCAATTCAGATGCGAATGAGGCAATTAAATGATTGGTTAGGCGGGGACGTTATTCGATTCAGCGAGCTTTCGTTTTCCAATGTGCAATAA